ATATCCGTGGATTGCGAAGATAGCGGTCTTTTGTGGTGTCGCGTTTACCGTAAGGAGGTAGTCGTTCAACCCGTCAAAATTGACTGACGGACGCCCCGCAAATGTGCCCAGCAACGGCGCGTTGACGCCGCTGCTTTGAAGATGGTTTCCTTTGCCCGACTGGTCTCTCCACTCGGTAACCGCAGAGCCAGACAACGTGAAGGATGCGGAAACCGAGGCGTCATACCAGCCGAGAAGGCGTCTACCAAAAAGCACAGGCGTCCACAGCCGCCCCTGCAACCGTGCCGTATCCACTAGATTGACGCCCCGTGGCATGTCAGTTCACTTCCTCGTTGAAAGCCCTTACGTAGATTTCGTTCCCGCTCGCCGCCAGCGCCACGCCCGCGTTGTTGATGATCGAGAAACGCAGCGAGAACGGGTACAGGCGCACCAGCGGGACGTTGACGATCTTCGCCGACGCGCCAGTGGTCAGCGGCATCGTGTAAAGATCGCCGCCGACAGCATCGCCTAAATCCGTGCCATCGCTCGCCGTGACGCGCAGCGTGATGCTGCCGCCAGCTGCCGGCGTGATGCTGCCGAGCTTGATCGTCACGAAACCGTACAAGTCACGGGTGGTGCTGTTGTCGTAGGTGACGCGGCTCGATTCGGACCCGTTTGCGACCGAGTTGAGCGTCGTGCCCGCAAGGTTACTGCTGCGGGTTGACGGTGTTGACCATTTTGCTGTTGCCATATTGTTTTCTCCTTACACTTTACCCCCTGGCCAACCCCACGGCGTCTGTATCTGCGCGGTCTTGCCGGAGTAACTGACCTCGCGCGTAGCGACCTTCGCGCCGGTGCCTGGGGTGTATCCTACGTTGCCGGCCATGGTCAGACGTACTGGAGGTAGATGTCGCCGTCAGCGCCGCCGGTTGGCGACGCCGTACCGCTGCTGATGTTTTGCGTTGCTGCGCTGCCGAGGCCGAGCGTCGTGCGCTGCGATGCGGCGTCAGCGTCATCAATCAGTGCGCGGCCTGCTGCGGTGCATGAGATTGTCTCGGGAACGCCAGTGCTTGGAGACTGGCGACCGATCAGCGTGTCGGTGGCGAGGTTCGCCATCTTTGACAACGTGACCGCGCCCGTGGCGATCGTAGTCGTGTTACTGCCGGCGGATGCCTCGACATCGCCAAGCAACTGGCTGCGCCTGATGCCGCTACCGTGGAACTCGACACCGTTGCCAACGCCGACTTCCTGCGGTGCCCCGGTGCTACCAGCGTGCCGGCCAACCAGATGGTGGCTGGTGATGTCCTGCATCTTGGCGAACGTGACAGCCGCATGGTCGATGGTCCACGTTGCGCCAGACGCCGAGACGGTGATGTCGCCCTTGTCGCCGTCCGTCACGCCGCCACCAGTCGCCGCCAGCGTGGTGCCGGTCATCGAAAGGCCCGATCCGAGCGTGATCTCTTGCACGTCGCCCGAGCCGCTGTCGCCACGGCCAAGCAGCCGCGACGCCGCCGAGACGTTCTGAATCTTGGCGTATGTCACGGCATCGTTGGCGATCGTCGCCGCGAAGCTGCCCGTGCCGCTGCCGGTGACATCGCCGGTCAGCGTGATGGTCTGATCGCCTGTGTTCGTGCCGCTGCTGGTGCCGCTGAACGTGCCCGACTGCGTCGCCAGCGTGCCAAGGCCCAGCGTCGTGCGCTGCGCCGCCGCGTCAACGTCATCGAGGATTGCTCGGCCTGCTGCGGTACAGGCAATCTCCTCGATGTCGCCAGCCCCCGCCGTGCTGCGCCCGAGGAGGCGATCCGTAGCGCTGACGTTCTGGATCTTTGCGTACGTCACCGCGTCGTTGTCGATCGTCCACGTCGCGCCGCCTGCGCTGACCGTGATGTCGCCCTTGTCGCCAGTGGTCAGGCCCGTGCCCGCCGCCGCCACGACCGCCCAGTACGTCGTCCACGAGCCGCCGACGCCCGGCTCGTCGCTCGCGCTGCTCGTGTGGTCCAGAATGCAGACGTAACTGCTGCCACCGTTCCCGACGACCTGCCCGCGATAGTAGACGGTCACGACCACGCCCCCTGGTACTGCGACAGGAAGATGCCGTCAGGAATGGTCCCACCCCACGACCCGGCCCACTGGAGATTGCCACCGCCCCCAGTGGAACTGATGACTTGCCACGAACCGTCGCCCGCCAAGAACTCGTCTACGTTTCCGCTGTAGACCAGCGACGCGCCTTGAGAGAAACCCAGCCGCAACACTTCACGACGGAGCACCTCGCCAGCCACAGGGATGTTCCTGGGCTGGTCGCGCTCACCGCCGCGTCTGCTGCTTCCAGACATTACCAGAAGGCGACTGCGGTGAGGCCGGTCGTGGCGAACATGCGACGCGCCTTGATGGGCAGCCAGAGCGACTGCGCGGCACCCGTGGCAAACGACATTTGCGTCGTTCCGGTCCCGCCTACGACGGCGAGGGTGGTGTCAACGTCTACGCTGACCGTCGTGCTTGGGCCGACGTAGATCGCGTTGCATGGCGTCGCAAACTCCAAGACGAACGAGTTTCCGGAAGCCGGGGCAGCGGTCAACGCCGTAGCTAGCACAAAGTTGGTGGCGTTGTCCTGCGCCACAATCGCAGTCTGCCCCGCAGCAGGACCATCAAGAAACCTAATCCGCAATCCGACCGAGTTGGACGTTCCCGTCTTGCCGTTTGGGTTGATGGTGGTCGTAGTCGAACCCGTGGTGACGGTGCCGTGCTGCGGAGTAGTACCCGCGTGTGCAACCGGAAACGGATGCGCCAATCCGTAGGTGTGCTGCCCCACGGGATCGACGTTGTAGAGAGGTGCAACCATGGTGACTAAAGCTCCGTTGACGCTGGGCTGTTGTAGCCGCTGAACATGTTCATCACATCGGTCAGCGCGCTGGGTTCGCTCGTCTTGGCGGCGGCCAAGTTCTTGGCGGTCTGCGATGACTGCTGCATGACAGCCGCCTGTTCGCGTGCGGCCATCGCCTTGTTGCGCGCATCGCGCAGGGCCTGGGCCTTCTCAGTCGGCACGATGATGTTCGGATCGATGCCGAGCATGTCGCCGTAGCGATCGACCAGCGTGTCGGTGTCGAGCTTGTCCAGCACCTCGGGACGCATTTGCGCGACCGCGCCGACGTTGCCGATGAAGCGGTCCACCGACGAACTGCCAACGGCGCGCTGGGCCTGTGCAAGAACCGACACGAACTCGACGCCGAGGTTGACGCCGCCAAGCTCTTCTGGTGCCGGCGGGATGAGACCTTGCTCCAGCATCGCGTCGAAGGTCAGGTCGATCAGCGGCTCCAGCAGTTCGTTCTGCAACCGCTCCATGACCGGGCCGAGCATGAGCAGTTTCTCCTCGTGCCGCTCTTGGATTTCTCGCGCAGTCATGTTGCTGCGGAGGTCGTTCTGCATCATCAGGAACAGGTCTTCGTAGAACGACCGGCTGATGCGCGAGCGAACGTCTTGGATGTCGTTGAGCAGGTACTGGAGGTTGAGGTTCGTCTCGAACGCGGTACGGATGCCCTGCTGCTGCGGCGCGTCGTGGAACGTGACGCCGCCCGGCAGCATGTTGACCGCACGGCCCTGCATGCTGGTCGGGGCCTGCAACGGCGGCTGGGTCTGGTAGTCGATGCCCTGCGCCTTGCGAAGCTGCTCGTGCTGAAGCTGGCGGATGTCGGGCAACGCCTCCATGCCGGGGCTGTTGCCGTAGACATCGTTGGCGGTCACCGACCAGCGCGGAGCCAGCACCGGGAACTTCTCGAACCCCGACTCGCGCAGCACGACCGGCTCGTTGTTGCTCTGCTCGTAGTAGACCGAGCGGTACGGCATGTTCATCTTGTCGAGCTTCGACGGGTCGCGGTCGTAGCGAGGCTCGATGCAATGGATGATGGTGATGCCGCCTTCTAGCGTGCCACGGTCGTACAGCGTGCGTACCGAGTGCGAGCACTTGTCGTAGCCAAACTCGCGGACGACCTGCGCGACGGTCATCTCAAACTCGCGGTAGAAGACGCAGACCTTGCCCTGCGGGTCTTGCGACAGGCAGTACTCGCCTGCGGTGATCGGGTAGAGGTGGATCACCTTCTCGGGGTCAGGCAGCAGGATGGAGACGCCTGTGCCGAACGCGCCAAGCTCCTCGTACATGGAGTGCAGTGCGCGGTAGGCGTTCGACCGCTGGAACACCCGCATCATGCGTTGCTGAACGTCCTCCAGCCAGATCTTGACCGGGTGGAACTGGTTGAGGTCAGGGTCTGGCGCGGCGAGTCGAAACCAAGGGCGGGCTGGCGAAGTCGCTCCGGCCATCAAGCCCGAGTTGAGCGTTCGCAGGGCGCGGGTCGCCGTGTTGTCGTAGATGTTGGTCTGCCGCTTGTTGCCCTTGTTGCGATCGGTCGTGTAGTAGCGACCTGACCACGGCAGCAGGTACTCGGTGATCTCGCGCCAGTGGGTGTCCCACGACGTACGCTCCGTCTTGAGCGAGCTATGTCGCTCTTGGAGTCGTTGGCGAAGCGTACGCTTGTCCATGGTCACTCACCCAAGAGGGTGTTCTTGCCGATGCGGTCCATCTGGTCACCGATGCGGGTGTTGCCTGTCAGCAGCGTGCTGGCAGCACCTCGGCCCTGCGCGCCCTGTTCGCCGGTCAGCAGCGCGGCGACATCCGGCGTCTTGCCTTCCATGCGGCGGCGTTCCATGCCGGCCATCTCGCGTTCCGAAGCAGCCATTCGGGTCGCTTCGTTCTGTGCCTTCTCTTGCTGACGAAGAGCTTGCTTCTGGCCTTTCTTGGCCGTTTCGGCTGCGTAGACAGTAGCTCCTGCCCCTGCCATAGCAGCCGCCGCCGCCAAAAGAACTGTTCCGGTTGCGATTGCCATATTCACTTCCTGTAGGAGTTCTCGACCAGTTCGTACCCCAGCTTGCCGTACAGATTGCCGACCTTTTTGCTGATGGCTGGGATGCTGCTGACAATGACTTGATCGGCGTTCTTGCTTTCGGCCCACGCCTCAAACTGGCGCAGCATGCGAACGGCGGTCATGCCGTGTCGGTGCCCTGGCTTCATCCACCAAGCGAGTTCGGCGGCGACTGTGCAGTTGGGAGCGCACCAAACTGGTGCCAGCATCCCAGCCAAGAAGCCAATCAGTTCGCCGTTGATGTCTTCGGCAACGATGATGACGCCCTGCTCGATGATGTTCGACAGAGCGGCGGCCATACCCTCGTCGGGCACGGTTACGCCCTTCAGCATGGGGTGCTGATTCAGGAATGGCCGGCCTAGCTCAACTAGAGCCAGTACGTCATCTTGCGTGGCGTACCGCATTCTCAGCGACGCTAGGTCGCCGGAAAAACACTCATGCACCCCGTCAGCGCAGGTCCATCCGCAGGATGTCGTACGGGTTGTACTGGGCGTTGTCTCGGACGTTTGCGCGCCAGTCTTCCAGCAGGGTGCCGGTCTTGGTGGTCTGCATGAGGGCCAAGACGTAGGCGGTGCCGAAGTCTGGCGACCGCCCCAGGCGTTCGTAGATTTCTTCGCGGCTGGCGACGGCGATGGTGGTGCCGACCGACTTCCACGTTGGCGCGCAGAGGTCTGCCAGCAGGCGCGGGTCTGGGGGCAGGCAGATGCCGGTGTTGTTGGCGGGATCTAGGGATTCCCGCATCTTCCACCACAGTTCGCTGCGAAGGTTCTTGAAGGTGATGCGCCCGCTCTTGTCGGTCGAGCGCGCCGACTCGGCCACGTTGACGCCGATGGTCTGGTGCCCCATCTCCCGCAGGAAGTCGTAGGGCGAGCTACCGACGCCGATCACATCGATGTGGATTGGGGCTTGGTTGCGCTTGGCTGCCATGACCAGCGCGGCCACGGTCTGCCCGTCTGGGGTCTGGCTGCCTGGGTAGACCAGCGGCTGGTTGAACCACATGCCATGCCGGCGGGCGATGATGGTCTGGTCCCTGCCGCCACGGGCAACGTCCACGCCCAGGCTGGTCATCTCGTCCAGCTTGTCGGGCATCTTCCAGCGGGCCTGTGCTGCCTCGACCCAGCCGGTGGGGATGACTTGGAACGGGTCGTCCTCCATGCCGGCGGAGAAGTCGCCGTACAGCATCTGGCTGCGCAGAGGCTCTGGCAGGCTCTGTAGCTGCGCCATGTAGCCTGTGCCCATCAGGTAGGGGTTGTCAGCGATCCGCGACGGGATGAACGTTCTGGACTGCGGCAGGATCTTCTCCGCCCCTGCCATGAACGGCTTGCCGTCAGCGACCTCGATCTCCTTGCCGTCCACCACGGCGAACCACCGCAGTTCGCCTGGGTTGGCGGGGTTCGGGTGCTTCTTGTTCAGCCACGGCGCGAAGTACTCGACCACCCATCTGCCCTCGGCGGTCGTGGGTGGGTTGAACGTGAACAGGGCGCGGCACCGCTGCTTTTGGTCGGTCGTGCGCAGCCAGCCCAGCAGGAACCGGACGGCTTCGACGCGCATGTTCGACGCCTCGTCAAAGACCAGCAGATCGTGTGGTCTACCCTGGTACTTGCGTTCTTCGCCGGGGTTGGGAAACGACCCGAACTCGATTTGGACCTGTGCCCCGTCAGGACGCTGGAACCGCCAGATGTGGTCCTTGCCATTGTAGCCGTCCTTCGTCTTCAGGATCTCCCCGATCCGGTCGATGATGCCGACCAGTTCGGTTCCGTTCTGGCGGAAGATCCCCACCTTCTGGTGCTGGGTGATCGACAGGCCGACCGCGAGGTCCGATTTTCCTCCACCAGCCGCGCCGCCGTACCCAACCACATCGGCCTTGCTGTGGAAGGCCATCGTCTGCGGCCCAGGAAGCGGCCTCCACAGCGTCGTGTCCGCCGCAAGAAGTTCGTCCAACTCTTTCCGCTTCTCGGGCGAAAGGCGCGCAAGAACCTCAGGACTGATCGTCGTCACACTCGAAAGCGTACCTGTGGCCGGCTTTCTTGGAAGCCTCCATCCGCCCCTTGGCTTGCTCAGTGGCCCAGTCCTTCAGCATCGTGCCGGAGTCGTTCGTCGCCAAGCACAGAACGTACAGCCGCGTCTTGTCGTAGGGGTTCCTCTGCCCCTCCAGCACGATCGCCCCCATGCCGGACATCTCGGACAGGATCGGGCCAACGGCCTTGCCGAACATCTGCGTCATCCGCTGGACAGCCTTCGCCAGGACCTCGTCGCCATTCGGCATCTCATCCGAAGCCTCGGCCAGAGAAAGCATCTCCTCGTACAGCGTGTGCAGCAACTGCTCGCACGACATCAGCCAGTGGTCGAACTTCTCGCTCATCGCGGTCTCCCTACAGGTTAAGTCTGGGGGTCTCCGGCACAACGAGTACCGAAGCCCCCCCAGGTCAGTTGACCCGTCAGAAACGAGCGAAACCAACGGGCTGGCGGCAAGATTACCAGCCACCACCAGCCCACGCAAGCCCCTGCCCAAGAATCTCTCCAGCCCCACCCGTTTACGCTGACGCGCATCTGTCACGCCGAACATCGCCATTTGTTACGCTCGGCACCGTAACGAAACGCCTCCGTTACGTAACGTTACGCGTAACGCCAATCGGCAAGATTCTGAGAGCCGCCACACCCCAAAAACACTAGGGGAACACGGATTCTTCGGCAACTTCACCTACGCAGGCCAACTTCGGCGTTGAAAAAAGTCTCCCGGCATGGTACAGACTACTACCTCAACGGCCCCAGTACGCACGCCGCTTGAAGAGCAGAGGCAAACCTCGCAACTCTGCTCTGCTGCTCATCAGATCGCACAACAGCGATCCTGACCCCCTCTACCTTCTACAGAGAGAGCGGAGCGAAGCGCAGCGTCAGGTGCGAAGCACCGCATCCGGGAAAACGCAGCAAACGTCGGTTGCAAGGACTCCGTACACGCCCACAGCGTTACGACGCGTTTCGTAACAAAACGCCAAACGTTACGCGTGTTCGCCGTAACAGATGCAGTCCACCGTAACGGTGCAGGAGAGAGCAAGCAGACCCTCAACACGGCCTGCACTTGTACAAGCACCCAAACCACAACAGCTTGTGGTACACCAGCGGTTGCTTGCTACATAAGGTACGGCCAGGGAGCAGAACGACAACAACTCCAAGATGCACGGCAGTCTTGCCGAGAAGATTGAGTTGGTTTGCCCTTGGGAAGGGGGGGGATAACAACCCGCGAGCGACCGCAAAAAGGGGGGTACCCCCACCCCACCCCCCTCGCGTGCGCGGTCGGGCGTTGCGCCTGCCCTGGCGTCGGCGCGGCATGCGCCCTGGCTTCGCCCCCTCGCCCCCTGGCGTGCTGCGCCCTGGCGTCGGCCCTGCCCTGCCGTCGATCGCCCTAGGCGTCGGGTGACGGCAACGCGGGCGCGCCTTGCTCGCCTGCGCTGGCCAAGATGGCGGCGATGCGAGCGGCCCTATCGGCGTCGGACAGCACAACCGGCGCAGCTGGATCGCCGGCCAGCGTCGTGCGCGTTTGGTCGCCGTAGGTGGACGGATGCCACGCTCGGGCCAGCCGTTGGCGAGTCTCGATGCGCAGGCGTCGATGTGCCACGTCGTCGGGGTCGTCGGTGTCGCGTGCGTCGGCGATCCGCAGGCACTCGGACGCTAGACGGTCCGCCGCATCGCGACGCGCATCGGCCAGGGCGGCGGCGAACGCGGGATCGGTCTTCCTCCGCCCCTTGATCGCCCCCTCCGTCGGCATCCCCGGCCGTAACGCTATCTCCGCCAAGGACTTACCCTCGGCGACCAACGCAACCACCGCCGCCGCCAGATCTGGGGACCATGCACTATGTTGCACTTCGCCGGGCATGGCCGGCGATATAGTGCAGTTTCCGGCGGAGCGATGCGCCCCACTACGGGCGGGGCGGAGCGGCCGGGAGCGCCGCTAGATCGCGGAGCACGCGGGCGCGCGCGGCGCTAACGGGGCCGGTGTAGCCGACAATTGCCACGGTCGCCCAGCGGTGGCCAATGCGGGGGGAGGTCATGCGCCCCCCCTCGCGAACCGCAACGCATCCGCGCCGCCGCGCCGGCAGACGACGTAGTCGGTCGGCTCACCGCCGAGCGCCGCAGCCAGCGCGTGGATCTCGGCCTCGGCGTCGTCGGCCGAGGCAAACACGTTGCCGTCGTAGCCGCAGGCCCACTCGTCGTCGGGTGCTGCGGCCGGTGCGATGTAGTAAGTGCCAGTCGCGTGTACCCCCTCGGCATGGCCCCGTGCGAACCGCAACGCATCGGCGACGATGGCGCGGTCGAGTTCGAGTTCACCGGTCGGCCCGTTGTCCACGCGGGCAACGTACTGCCGATCCGACCATGGGCAGAAGTGTACGATGGCATCGGCGCACGCGGCGCACGCCGGCACGGCGACGGTCCCGCCGGGGCCGTAGCGGTGCTCATAGTACAGGTGCACGACGGCGACGGCGTCGTGCTCGCAACGCCCGCCGAGGATGGCGGATGCGGCGCACGGGACGGGGGAAACGCCAAGCAAGGCGTGACGGGTCTGCGGTTCTTGCATCGGTCTACTCCGCGCCCAGGTGAACCGCCACCGCCGTGGGCGCAACCGGCGGGGCGGGGGTGAATGTAGCCTACGGGTTACCGGGCGTCAAGGGGGGCGACGCGGTGCGATGGCGGACCCGCAGGGCCGCCACGTCGGCGGGACGGGCCACGCGGGCCAGCGCCCGCCACGCGTGCGCCGGAATATCGTCGCCGCGCCAGCATGCATCCGTAATATCCGCCAGCCATTCGCGGATGGCTTGGCGGCGGTAGTGCGCGGCTAGCCCCGCGTCGAGCGGTCCGCCGTGAGATTCGCGGCATTCCGCCAGCCGTTCGCGGATGGCGCGAGAAAGGGGGCGAATCATGCGCCGCCCCCTGACGTCGCGGGGCCGCCGCCTTCGTCATCGTCATCGTCCGGCGGGTCTTCCATGCGCGGGTCGGCCATGGAGTCATCTTCGAGCCAAGGGAAAAGCAAGCTTTCGGCCTGCAAATCGAACCAGTCGGATTCCTCGCCCATGCTACAGACCCTCCGCCCGCAAGGCGTCCGCGCCACGGTAGCCTAGGGCGTCGCTAAGGTCCGCGACCCCTTCGGACCCCGCGCAGAATCCGCAACCGCCCCACCGAACCGTCCCGCGCCCGCCATCGCCGGGGCGGAACGAAAGCGCAACGCCCCGCGCCGCCGCCACGGATGGCGTAGCGTTGCGGATCACGCCATCTTCGTCCACCCAATGGAAGCGGAGCCACCGCGACATGCCGGACGCCGAGCGATGCACAAGCGACCAATAAACCCGATCCCCCGGCTTGAACGCCAGGCGGGCGATTTCCAGGCGTTCGGCGATTTCCGCTTTCGTAGGCTTAACCACGGTGCCCACCTTGCCGCAGCACGGCGACCGGGTCGGCCCCGGTAGCGGCGACGATCGCGGCGACGGATGAAACGAGCGGGCAATCGGTCG